ACTACTTGTCTTTTGGAGTGGGAAGAGTTCAGCCTGGCGAAAATTCCGGCCTTAGAGGAAAAAATTCAGGTCCAAGAAAAAATTAATCTGAATCTTCAGAACCAAGTCTTTCTTCTGAAAGAGTCTGACCGACTCTGGCGGCAGAAAAATACTGTGTGGCTTGAGGAAAGAACGATACTAAACAATCTGGTGACAAACTATACGAAACAGGTCCAAATCCAGAAGAGGCAGAAGATCTGGACTTTCGTTCTGGGCGGTCTGGCAGGTTTTGGAATCTACGCCTTGGTGAAATAAGGGGAGAATAAGATGGGCGAACTTTCGCAGATTATCTACGGCCTGGCAATTCTGGCGATATCAGGTTTTCTTGCCTGGCAGAAAATCAGAGAAGTAAAGCTGACCAAGAAAAAAGGCCTGGCTGCTAATCCCGAACGGTGTGCGATTCATGAGACAAAAATCGGGCAGCTCCAGCAATCGGTGAACGAACTTCGAGTCGAAAACGGCCATGACCATGAGAAAATATTCCTGGCTCTGGATGGCCTTCGTGAGCGCGTGGCCAGAATTGAGGCAAAGGTAAACGGACAGATGAAGACATAGCGAGATGAGATAGAGATGGCAAAGCACAAAGGCGGCAGACCAAGCAAGCTGGCAAAAATTGATTTGGGTGAAGTGGAACGGCTTGCTGGCCTGGGATTAACTGACGAGGAGATGGCGATTGTGCTGGATATAGCGCGCTCAAGTTTCAGCTTGTATAAAAAAAATAAACAGTTTTCGGACGCCGTAAAAAAAGGCAAGATAAAATATGATATGGAAATTATTGAAGGCTTACGTAAAAATGCGAAGGGCGGCGACACAACGGCCCAAATTTTTTGGCTGAAGAACAGACAGCCTGATAAGTGGAGAGATAAAAGAGATATCGGGCTGGGGGGAAATGGTGCGGGTAGTGTGGATGTGAAGATTGAGGTTGTGAAGGTGAGAGAGGATAAGGATGGGCCTACGGATTAGATTAAGTGATAGTTTTTACCCGTTGTTAAGGGTGAAGGAAAGGTACCTGATGTTGTGTGGTGGTAGAGGAAGTGGAAAGTCGGAGTTTGCCGCCAGAAAAATATTATTCCGGTGCTGGACAGAGCATCCGCACAGGTTTTTAGTGATGAGGAAAGTTAGGCGGACGTTGGGGGAAAGTGTGATAAAGGTATTTGAGCAGTTGTTGAAAGACCAGGGAGTTGGATTTGAAATGAACAAAACAGATAGACGGATGAGGATATTAACACCGAAAGGTGTGAGTGAGATTATATTTGAGGGTTTGGATGACCCTGAGAAAATAAAGTCTGTGAAAGGGATAACAGGTATATGGTGTGAGGAATTGACGGAGTTTACGAGGGATGATTTTTTGACACTGGACTTGTGTCTGAGAGAGCCAGTTAAGAGCTACCACCAGATAATTGGGACATTTAACCCGATGGAGAGCGAAGCGCGGTGGATTAAGGACATGTTTTTTGGTGGGGAGCCGTGGCCGAAAAGTTTTGTCCATAGGAGTACAATTGACGATAACCCGATAAAAGAAGTGCGGGAGCAATACCGGCCAATCCTGGATGCGTTGAGAGACCAAGACGAGGGGATTTGGAAGATAGCAAGGCTGGGGGAATGGGCGAGTAGAGTTGGTAGGATATATGACTGGGAGACGGGCGAGCTGCCGGATATGAGCTGGGACGAGGTAGTGTATGGGCTGGACTTCGGGTATTCGGTAGACCCGGCGGCGGTGGTGAAATGTTATCGACGGGCTGATGAGTGGTGGGTAGAAGAGATGTTATATGAGCGGGGCTTGACGAACCAGATGTTGGGGCAGAGATTGCGAGAGATGGGGGTTGGTGAATGTCTGGTATATTGCGACGCGGCAGAGCCGAAAAGTATAGCAGAATTGCGAAGGATGGGGATAAGAGCCAGGGCGGCAGAGAAAGGCCCGGATAGCGTAAGGGCGGGGATTGATTATCTGAAAAGCAAGAAAATTAAGGTGGTAAGGGGGAGTGTAAACTTAGTAAAAGAAATGAATGGCTACATGTGGAAAAAAGATAAGGACGGGAATATGTTGCCGGAGCCAGTGGCCTGGGATAATCACCTGATGGATGCTGTGAGGTATGCGATTTTTAGCAGTGCGACAAAGCCGGCGGTAAATGTATGGAGGGTATAAATGAGTATATTTAGGCGGATATTGAAAGGTGGGGGAAAAAAGGGAGTGGTAAGTATTGGTTATGGTGGATTGTTAGGGATGGGAAGTGCAGAGTGGACCCCGTTGGATTATCAGGCATTAAGTATAGCGGGGTATAAATCGAATGCTACGGTTTACGCCTGTGTGAATTTAATTGCCAAAAGTGTGGGTAGAATAAGCTGGTATGTGATTGATAGGAAAGGGGAAGAGGTGGACAGCCATCCGGCGTTGGAGCTGTTAAAAAAACCGAATGATAGGCAGAGTGGTGGCAGGATGTTAGAGGAGTTGGTAAGTTATATGTTGTTAAGTGGGAATGGATATTTGCTGAAGACCTTTGGAGTGAATGAGAAGCGTCCAGGAGCGTTGTTTGTATTGAGGCCAGATAGAGTGAGGGCGGAGTTGAGCAGAGAGGGGGAAATATTAGCGTGGATTTACGGGGTGGAAAAAAGATATAAGCCAGAGGACGTGCTGCAGATTAAGGAATTTAACCCGGTTAATGAGGTTTACGGGCTGGGAAGGGTAGAAGTGAGTGCCAGGGATGTGGATATATTGAATGCGGCGAAAGAGTGGAATTTGAAACTTATACAGAATGATATGCGGCCGAGTGGGGTATTTAATTTTGAGCAGGAATTGACAGAGGAGCAAAGGGAAAGATTGAGAGAGGTTTTGAGTGAAGAGTATGCGGGGAGGGCAAATGCTGGGAAGTTTATTATTACTGAGGGAAAAGGGACTTGGACACAGGCCAGTGTAAATCCGAAAGATGTGGATTGGTTGAGTGGCCAGAAGTATATGATGAGGCAGATTTGTGCGGTGTTTGGAGTGCCGAGTGAGTTATTAGGAGATAGTGAGAATAAAACATACTCTAACTACAAGGAGGCCAGGCGGGCGTTATATGAGGAAGCGGTTTTACCGATAATGGATTTATTGAGAGATGAGTTGGACGGGTGGTTAATGAGTGGTTATGAGGATGGATGTCAGCTGCTTTATGACAGGGATAAAATAGAGGCTTTACAGGAAGAGCAGGGGCGGAAATATGAGTATCTGGCCAGGGCGAGATGGTTAAGGATAAATGAGAAGAGGGAAGCGAGTGGATATGGTGAGATAGAGGGGGGAGAGGTATTAGATACGCCTGGATTAGGTAGTGGACTGATGGGTGAGCTGATGGATGGAGGAGCGAACAGGGAAAGGAAGGGAATAAAAAGAGGGAATTTAAAGAGAAAAAGCTACTGGGTAGAGGAAGGGCGAAGGCAGCAGTTATGGGAGGCTTTTGAGGAAAGGGCGAGAAAAAGGGAGAGAGGTTTTAGGTTGATTGCGGCGGAGATACTACGGAGGCAGGGCAAGAGGATGGAGGAGGAGGTAAAAAAATATCCGAGCGTCGGGCAGGTAGATCCAAGCAGGTTATTGGATGTGAAGGCTGAGGGTGAGATGGCAAAAAAGATGTTAAAGACCTGGGCGTTAGATGCGGCGATGAGAGCGGGAAGGGCTGGATTGAGAGCGACCCAAAAGGAAATTTATGATGATGTGGAAACGGGGTTGTTGGTGGTGGAGGGTGGAAAAGTAAAAGCGGTAAAGAGAGGCGAGGCAATAATTGAAGTAAAAGATAGATGGGAATTTATGCTGGCAGAAGAGAAAGAGGAGGAGTTGCTGAGGATGATTTATGAGAGCGGGACAAAGGTGGCAAAGACGACGATTGATAAAATAAAGCGGCTGATAATAGAAGGAGTGGAGGAGAACTGGACAATTAAAGAATTAAGCGAACGGATATGGGAGAAGGTGGAGGAGTTTTTACCTTACAGGAGTAGGTTATGGGCAGAGACAGAAAGCACAAAGGTTGAGAACTGGGCGATGTTAGAGGGATATAAACAGAACCCGGAGATAGAGCGGAAGGGTTGGCATTGTGCGTTTGTGGAGTTGAGCAGAGAAGAACACATGGCGGCAGACGGGCAAGAGGTGTTGGTAACAGAAGGGTTTGAGGTGGGCGGAGAGATATTATATTACCCGGGAGACCCGCGAGGGAGTGCGTGGAATGTATGCGGTTGCAGGTGCTCACAATATCCGGTGGTAAAATAAAAAAAGACTTGACGAATGAGAAAAAAAGAGCCATATTTTATGGAGAGGTAAAAGATGGGTTATAACCTTGAAACAAAAAACTTTAAATTCACAATCC